TGTACTGACCGTTTTTAAGAACACGGACATCAAGATGCGGACCTGTTGTGGGTAGAACGTCCTCGCCAGCTTTTGCAACAGTGCCTGCAAACGTGATGCCCGCCATTTGTTACGACTTCCTTTGTGCAAAATAATCAGGAGATGCTGTGGTCCCTGAAATGCTGCCCAGCATGCTTCTGAACAGTCCTTGACTCATTTTAGCTGCGGTGCTTTCTGAGGCTCCAGAAGGCTGGAAAGCTTCCTGAAGGTAACCAGAGAGAAAACTTTTGCCAAGCTTGGTTTGAGCGTCTTCTTCTTTTTCACCGCCATCAGTTAAAACAATGACCGTGTTTGGTTGCTGCTGCTGTTGCTGAGCAGGAGCCGCAGCCACAGTAGGTGTTTGGGGTCCAGTCAGCGGATCACCAAGAGTGGTCTGAGCCATCTTGTAGAGCTGGCCGCCTTTTTGAAACTTAGGGAGAGAACTTTCAACAGACGTTCCAAAAGAATCTTTGGCCTTCAAAGAAACGTTGGGGTTGCCGCCAAGAACAGTTGCGTATGCTTTGGCAATGCCCATACCTGGTTTGTAGCCACGGCTTTGGAAATACTTTTCAACGTAAGGAAGCTGCTCTGAAATGGTCATCTCCTTGGAGGGAAGACCGACTTCTTTGCGAGCACCTGGGCCAAATTGAATCAGGCCACGGTATTGACCGCCAGAGCCACCCCAAACATTGGGGCGGAAACCTGATTCCTGGTGGATCAGGGCGCCAAACTCGTAGGGGTCAAGTCCAAGTCGGGTGGCGGTTTGGAATACGGCCTGGCGATCTTCTGGTTTTAATGTTCCGATTTTTGCTTGTGCCATGTTCGTATCACCGGAAATCGTTGTTAAAGATAAGCCGAGTACCAACGGCAACGTCAGCGGGGCCTGGAAGAGCTTGAATAAATTCGGCGCCTTCTCGGTTGAATCGATAGCGTGCTTGTTCTGGGTTTCGGTAATTGGGGACATAGAGATGGTTCGCTAATCGATCCGTCTCGTACAAATAGATTGCCGTCCACGTTTTTAACGTGTCCTTGTAGTCAGTCGTACTAATGGTACGGTCGACATCACCAGCAATATTTTCTTTCCTTCCAGCGGGCGTTACATTGTTATTAACGCTTCCGGTCATATCGGTGCGTTTTTCAGCCTCGTCACACCGAGTGACCTGTTCGACAATCTTTGAGTACCAGTACGAATCTGGAATGTTGTTGACAGCTTCCTCAAGCCTTGCTTGGTCGCCAGCTGGAATCGAGGTGGTGTTATATCCCAGGTGCCAGCGTACTTTTGACTTAAGGAAGCTATCGAGTTGCATTACTCAACACGAATGAGATTTTCTTTAATAATCTCATCCCAATCAACACGCTTAATTGCTTTAAGTTGATCGAGTTTGAGAAATTTTTCGCCAGGCATGGATAACTGAAGATCCTTAATATCCCTGGCTGTTTTCAATCCTACACCAGGCAAATGGTCAGCAATCTGACGTGCACTGGCTGTGTTGATGTTGACGCGTGTGTCAACAGGAAATGTTTCTTTCGGTAGCGGGGTTGGGGGCTTAACTCCTTCTGTCTCAAGCTGGGCAGTTAAACGCTCTTCCGTCCGAATCTTTTCGTTGGTTGCCTCAAGGTGAGGGATGAGGTCCTGTTCTTCGACATACAGAACCTCATCTTGAGAATCAATGCACATGACGACGTTGTCGCCATGCTTTGCAATCATCTCGACAAGGCCGCCAGTTGGTTTGTACTGATAGAGCATCTAGGGTGTAAACGATCTACCAGTACAATACCAACCTTCACCTTAATTTGCTACTGATCAGCTGTCAGTGCCGCCCACTTGGGAGGCAAAGTCGATGAAGCCCTGGATGTCGTTCCAGGACACAGCAGCAGCGGGACGCAGGTAGTTCACGCGGCACAGCAGGTAAGCAGCCTTACCAGCGGTCGAGTCATCGGCACTGATGTACACACCGTCGCCGTTCACGGAAGTATCGGTGATGGCGTTGATGTTGTAGACCTTGAACAGCTGATCCGAGGTCACCTTGTAGAACATCGAGTTGGCAGCGTTAGCAGCCGTGATGCCAGCGGTGGTGACGGTGGTCCAGAAGGGCAGGTCGCCGTTGGTGGTGTCGCCAGTGCCTTGGGCAATGCCCGAAGCACCGATGGTCAGGCTGGAGCTAGCAGCAGCCAGACCGTTGGCCTGCGAGGAGGGGACGCCGAAGGGGCTGCCCGAGTTGTCGGGGCCCAGCAGCAGAACCTCGGTGTTGGTGCCGAGCAGGTCGGCAGTCACAGGGGAGGCAGGGAAACCGGCCAGGCCACCAGCGGGGATGTCCTGAGCCAGAGCCAGAGACGCACCGTAAATGTAAGCGGGGCGATCCGAGCTGGCTTGCACCGTCAGAGTGGTGCGGTTGTCACGCACCCGATCATCGGGACGACGGTCGGGAGAGGGGATGGTGATGCTGAAGCTCTTGTAGCTGGCCTTATCAGCAGAAAGGTTATCAATCTTGATGTAGCCAATAAGCTCGAAAGCTTCAACGCCAGGCCAGCCGTACACACCTTCGGTGTTGTAGGAGGAGAGGCGGTTGATCTGATTACCGGGTTGCAGAATTGCACCGGCTTCTTCTTTGTAAGCAGCCATTGTTAAGTACCTCCTTTATCACTCAGTAATGGTAAAGGCACAGGTCACGAAGTCCTTGTTCAGGTTCGCGAAACCGGCGTACAGCTGCCAAATCAGGATGATGAAGCGGCTGAAGTCGTCGTTGTTGTTGATCAGAACTTGAGCGTTCGGACCACCGATGCCCACACCCACAGCCTGAGGACCGAAGAACAGAGCCGGAGGAGTGTCGTGAGAAACAGAGCCGTCGCCATCGTTGATGTCAACGGTGATCGACTTGCTGGGGAAGTTGGTGGACTCGAAGAACCGCACACCTTCAAACACGAAGCCGGAAGGCATCACAGGTTCGCCAGCCACGAACTGAGCTTGACCGAACTGGCCGCCGCCGTAGATAGCAGCGTTAGGAGCCATCATGCCCATCAGAGGGTTGGGGGCGCCAGTGCCAGGATAACGAGCCACTTCACGGAAGCCCTGGTCAGCACGCAGGTCCTTCATGAAGGAAGGATCAGCGATACAACGGTAGTAACCGTCGGCAAACACGGGCACGTTGCGCTTGCGGAGGCTCTTCACAACGTTCAGAAGGTCGGTCTTAACGTTGAACTTGAAGCGCTCGGAAGCGTACTCGGTGGCGGTGTAGGTAGCCAGAGTGGTCGAACCAGTCTTGGCGTGGTTGTTCGGATAGTAGTAACCACCCTGGGTGTCGGAGGACTGACCACGGGACTCGGACTTGAACAGTTCGTCCAGGAACACACGGTCGCGCCAGCGGCGGTAGTCATCCAGCAAGGTCAGCGAACCGATGGACTGGTGGAACATGTTGAGGTTCCCGGTGTCCAGCAGCAGACGCTGAGCGGTCATCAGAGTCTCGCGAGCAATCTTGAAGGTGCTCGGGAGGTTAGAGTTGTTCGGGTCAGCAGGACCGGTGTACTCACGGAGAGACACCAGCACCTTGTCCTTCACGATGGACCGGCTGTTAGCGGTACCGATGGTTTGATCCTGGGTACGCTCACGGTTGGTCTTCGTGCCGGGGTTACCCCAGAAGCGGTAACGATCCAGCTGAACGGTTTGACCCGGCTGTTTGGTGAAATCGTGGACGACCACTGGCTCGCAAGCCATCTCCACGATGTAAGCTGGGTGGGGACGGTACAGCTCCGCGCCCAGCAGCTTAGGAAAGTCGTTATCAATAAACATGTTGGTTTCTCAGCGTAGGTTTTGCTGATACCTGAGACCAGGTGGTCTCGAACTCAACAGCCAAAGCTGTTTAACTCTGGAACTGTTGGTTCCATTAAAAAAATTATAGCAACACTTACTGCTGCTAATTATTTAAGTTGACCCGCTAAAGCGCGTAATCCGCGACCAATTGCAACATTGCGGACAGCTTCCAGACCAGTTCCAACTCCGTAGCTGGCTAACTGAGCTGCGTGCATTGCAGGTGAGATCTGGGTTCCGGCGGCTTCCAGGTAACCAGCACCCCGCCTGGTGGCCTCAACTTCAGAGGCGATGGTTCCCAATTGATTTAAATAACCCATGCCAGTGCCGTAAGCCAAGGCGCGTCTGGTTGACGGGGCAAAGGCACCAACTGCAATCTGAGCGCCAGTTTGAATCAGTGGGTGCAGGACTCCGCCATATGTCTTCTGCTGAACCTGCTGCATCAAGCCAGGTTGCATGTTAATGGATCGGTGTCCAAGTTCATGTGCCAGCACAAACTGACTGGCCTGCGGTCCATAGTGCAGCTCATCAACGGAGCCGGAATCATCAAAGTGATAAGAGCCGCCTTTGTTGCGCTCGGGATTTAAGACGGTCTTGAGCTGCCCACCACCAACTTCTTTCCCATGGGCACGGATCAATGCCTTCTTTTTTGCAATGACCCTGGGATCAGTTGAAACAGCTGGATCGGTTTCTTTTTGGGCGCGGCGATAATAACCTTGGCTCAATGCTTCCATCAAAACTGGAGCACCGATTGAACTGGCGGCAGTCAAGCCAAGGGCCTTAACCAAGTCGCTTTGCCCGCGCTCCATCAGGCTTCTGGATTGTACACAGGCATGCCAACCATGCCGCCGTTCAGCATATTGCCAGGAGAATAAAAGTTAGGATCCATAGTCCCCATAGCATGATAAGGATTGACATAACCGTCCATCGGCTGAAGATCAATTTGAGGGGATTGAATCTCAGGATCAATTGCCCCACCCTTCATCATGGCAACAGTTTCTAAAACCTGCTTAGCCTGGGTTGCTTTCTTCTTGGCGCTTTGGCGAGAAGATTTTTTCATGTCAGTCTTCCTCGGAGGTTTGGTAGGAGAGGGGCAGCTGGCCGCGATACGACACCATGGCATCCTTCATGCGGTGCTGCTGAGCAACCAGAGCATCTTGTATGACTTGACCCTGGCGCAGGTGATTGCCAGCCAGAAGTCCCATGCCACCTAAAGGTGAACCAGGAATGGCAAGGTTCAGGTAACCGGCCTGCAGGTCTGCGGGCATGATGTTGCCACCGACAATCGGTTTGTCACCGGCCATGCGCTGACGCTTTTCTTCTGATTGACGACTTGCAGCAACGCCAGCAGCTGCGCCAAGAGCACCAGCACCGATAAGGCTTGCGCCCATGGCACCATAACCGAGTTGCGACAGGTTCCCAGCTTCCCGGACACCTTGAACTCCCTGGGCAACCCCACTCACGCCTTTGCCGGCAGCACCAACTGCTTGGCGAGCCATGCCTTCTGGGGCTTGCTTATACACGCCACGCAGAAACTCTTGCGCCTGAGTCAGCACACCAGGTCCAACTGGTGTCTTACGACCAGGTGCACCTCCAACTAATGCAGTTGCAACGCCGCCACCTAATTGACCTGCGGCGCGTTTAACTGCTCCGGGAACTTCCATCTTATTTACAAATAAAAAGGGGCAGCACTTGCTACCCCTTATTTTACTTTTACTAAGTTTTAGATCAATCCATCACCAGGAGTTTCTGGCGGAAGGACTCAGGCGAAGCCATGTTCAGGTAGCGCCAGGCGTTAGCGGGGTCGCGCTCAGCCAGGGCACCGAAGTTGTTCCAGAAATCAACGGGCTGATTCTGGGCCTGGGGCTGAGGGGGAACCGGCATCTCAGGACGCTGGAACTGAGGGGCGGGAGCCTGGGGCATCGGAGCCACGCCAGTGCGGACACCAGCAGCGGCGGCGGGGGCCATGCCGATCTCTTCATCAGGGATCGGGTAAGGGCCGTTCTCACCGAAGAACTGGCAGGTATAGTCGGCCAGCACGTCGGGATCCGTCAGGATGGTCTCGTAAGCACGATGCTCATTGGCAAGCTCTTGCAGCAGAGCCACGGCCTCATTCAGCTGCTGATTGGTGGTAATCAGCGAATCTTCCAGACGGCAGGAATAATCGTTGAGGATGTTGGCGGCGTCAGGACCGAAGTGGTCAATGACGGCCAGGCTCTGCTCACTTACGCCGTTGGCGAGGAGCTGTTCCCGGCTGATTTCCGGCGAAGTTTGGGAAGAGTTGCTGGAGTAAGCCTGGTTGCTGTTGGTTCCAGGCTGCCAGGTCTGCATCCCCTGGCTGCTGTACGGGGTTGCCGCTTGGGAACCGTAGTTGGCCTGGGCGGTTTGTTGTGTCGCCCCGGACTGTTGACCCTGGAACGGGAATTGGACGGGCGAACTCAGGAGCCCCACCACCCGGTTGAACGCCTCCTTGTAGGGGTTCTCCGCTTGGGGAGCCGAGGTTTCCGCCTGGGGGTAGTACGGAGTAGGGCTGTAAGGGTTGGCTACCCCCATCTGGGCCTGCATTTGCGGGGCTGGGGCCACCGCTTGCTGGTAAGGAGCCACCCATTGGGGCGCTGTTGAAACCGCTGGGGCTTGTGCCGCCGTCTGCGCCACCGGAGCCCCGTAGCTGATCGGTTGGGTCGGGGATACTTGGGGTGCCGATTGGGTCGGCATTGCGGTATCGGCCTGCATAGGTTACCTCTTTTTGTAGGCTTTCGAGAGTTCGGTAAAGGAACGGAGTGAGATCAAGTCTCGGATCCGCAGCCATCGGTAAGTCCGGTTGCTGCGGATGAGGTGTCCGCATTTCTTGATTGACGAGATCAATAAATGTGGAGTAAGCCCTCTGTACTTGACCCACCATTCGGAAGGGAAAGCCGGAAAGCATCCCGGCAATTTCGTCGTCCGTTTTTGAAGGGAACAAATACTTCAGTGCTTCAATGCTATCAACACCTAATTCTTGTAGGTTTCGGGTGAAGATGGACTGGTTCAATTTATCCTGCGCAGTATCTTCGTACACAGGACCCATCCAACGCCATGCCACTGTCCGATCACCATCAGGAGCAAGGCCAAGAACCCCAGGAGGTATCTCCTTAGTTTCAAGAGCTTTGTCGATAGCTTTCTGCAAACCCTTTTCGTACCTTGCCTTGGCGCGTTCATATTTCTGTACAGCTTCTGGCGTCTCTTCTGTGGGCGGCTCGGGAACTTTAAGTCCAGAAGCGTAGGCCAGGGTCTTGCGGAAGATTTGTTCTTCCTGGAAGATCATCAGCTCAAAACACTTGCAGATGCCATAGGTGTAAAGCTGCAGACACTTTTTCTTTGCTGTGGCGCTGACCCGCCCGTAGGCAGACTTGATTTCAGTCGCCGTGACGTTTGTGATTGAGAGGTCATCGATGCCACCCAGGGACAGGCGAATCTCAGAGCGAAGCTGATCAACGTACCGGGCCTGGTCGGTGCTGACGGCGTTCGGAGTGATGAAACCAACGCGGTCCGTGGGCTCCAGGTTGGCAATCACTCGGGGAACACGCATGCCGCCACCAGGTTGTCCGATGTAGCCAGGGGCGTTGCGGGTGACAGGATCCTGCTTAAAGGTCGAGCTGGATAGGCTGAACTCCGACTGGAAGCCAGAGGCGCTGGCGATGCTTGGACGTTGGACGGTGCCATCTTCCGAGCGGGTCTCAACGATGTCCTGCTTGGGGCGGGACGAGAGCAGAGTTGGGTTACCAAAGAACGAAAGGTTTGCCCGGATGTTTTTAACCATCTCATCGTGGGCAACGATCTGATTGGCGATCCACTCAAACTCGCCACTGCCATCGGTGCCAAAAGCATCCGGATTATTAAAGACTTCAACACACGGAATGAACTCCATGGTGTTGACAACAGTCTTTTTCTCCAGGGTGGCGAACTCCTGGGGCATGTCAAAGTTCAGTTCCTGCTCGCTGTGGAACTCTTCAATCTCAGCAGCGGTGATCCGCAGACGCATGTACCGCTTATCTGTCGACAGGCCGACACCGCCAAAGCCACGACTGGACTTGACCTTGTACGGATAAATGATGACGACTTCTTCTAATTCACCCTCTGGAGAGTAATAAGTTCTGTAGGCATCCTTATCAAACCAGTACAGGCGATATGTTTTCTTGGTGGGGCGAATATAAAACAGACCTTTGCCGTAGGCTAAAAAGCGATCCCAGATCGAATCCAGGCGGGCGTCCAGCTTGTTGAACTTGATGACCTGCTGAACAAAATCAAACCGCTGCGTGCCGAAGTTATCTTGCTCTGGATAGAATTCGACGCCCTGCCGAATCCCAAACATTTTCATTTGGGACAGGTGGGCGCTGATGAGCATGGTGTCAGCAGCCCCGGTTGCTTCCCGGTTAACGGCTGCTTTGAGCATCCCTTCAAGGATGGATTTGCTTTCGCTCATCAGTTTTTAAATACCTATGTCTATTATGACTCAATTTCGTAGCCAGCGGAAATACGACGTAGGGTAATGGTGTCGTCATCCACCTCAACATCAAAACGTTCGTTCGGTGTGAGGGCCATGTCATGACACAGTTCATCCGGCAAAGGGATGATGACAGAACCGTAGGCGTCTTGTTCTAACTCAATGGCGTAGTAGCTGACGGACATTATTGAGCGTTAGTTCAAGTTTAAGTTGCGTCAATACTCTATGGTACCTAACTTCAGTATTCCAATTCCAGCTTGCCCCGCGACATCAGGCCATTGCAGAGCCAGATCAAGGAATCCACGCAGTCATCGTGGCTGCTCACACCGAAGTTGATGATCTCATCTGTCATGGCCTGGAACTTGCGGTACTTGTTGAAACGGATCTTGCGTTGCTCAAACAGGCCCATGATGCCACGGAAGCGAGCAACCTTGTCACCACGGAACCCTGTGACCGGGTGCCAAAGCAGGTTGTACAATCCCTGCTCCCCCAAGCAGATCCTTTTGAAGTCCGCTTCCAGGGACGCTTGGTACGCAACAGCTTCTGACCAGATGTGAACGTTGCTGCCTGTGGGGTAATACTGATCTCCATCTTTGTGGACGATGCCCCACTCGTAGCACATTTCCATCAGGGACTCCAGTTTCTCCAGGTTGCCCATGATGCGAATGCGCTTGGAATCGATGACGTAGATCTTGTCATCTAGTCTGCCACCAAGGGTGAATACGGTGTAGTCGTTCCGCTCCCTGATGCCAGCGGAGAGGTCAACGCCAATGCCCATAGAATCAAACTCCGTGGGGATCTGGCCTTTGACAATCAAGTCAGGCGGGATCGACAGCTCGCTGGTTTGAACAATCTGGTTTTGGTACTGGAAGCTAAATGAGATGGGAGCCTGGCGCCGACGCTCACTGAGGTACTCCAGGGACCACATCTCCGGCCAGTAAGACTTCTCTTCTCCTTCTTCATCAGCCGTGATGGCAGATTGGATGATCTGGACCCAGTCGTTGACCGGAACAAAGGTGGTGTTGTGGATGTCGTCGTGGCGGAAACGCGTACCTAGGCAGACAGCCCTGGCACCTTCAAACATGGTCGGAACGATAACAGAGTTCCAGTTATCCTCCATTTCTTTACGGATGTCACGGTTTTTGATATCGGCAGCACTCTTGATAGCATCATCGATGATACATAAATGAGAACGTTTCGATGTCACCGCCCCCTTAAGACCAGCGCAACAAATGGTAAATTCTTCTTCACCAGTTGATTTGATGCCTGCGAACTTCCAATCAATGCTCCAGTATTCATTACTACTTACACCCTTGGCAATCTTTACCGTTGGGAAAATTTCTTTATACAGTTTGCTATCTTCAATGATTCGTTTAATGGCAGCACTCTTAGGACGTGCAACATCAACCGTGTACGAAATGTACAAAATCTTTAGCGGCTTTTTATGCAGGGCATGAACACCAATTGCCCAGGCAGTAAACAAACCTAAAACCGTTGATTTAGCTGAACCCCGTGGAGCAAGAATATCGATATTGGGTCCTCCGATCCCAATCAGACACTCTGTATCCTCTCCGGTACATAAGTATTTATGCCACTCCTTATGATGGGTTGCTGGCGGCTTATCGCCGACAACATCGCAAAAATAAGCAAAGTCAACCCTGGCCCTCTCGATATCAATATTGGAGGTCTTCTTAACAACTTGCTGCTTAGCGGCAGCTCTCGCAGTCCTCCTGTAAACCGAATATAAACTGGTGCCGGCCATGACTACAAAAGATCTGTACTAAGAGTACAGGACTGAATCTTAAGATTCTTCCTGCAAGATCTTTGTCCACACAGCCATTGATGCTTCCTGAAGCGGACCTTCAATTGGGTCGTCTCGGAAAATAGACAGCATCTCCCTGAGTGCACGGTCGGCGCCAGCAAGAATCAAACCTTGCTTGTCGGTCAGGTTCTTATCATCATTCAGCTGCTTGATCGTGCCACGCAGTTCCTTTTGTAGCATGGCGATCCGCGATGTTCCCATGTCGGCCTTGATCATGCCCATGTCAATGCCGTCACGCAGCTTGGAGATGTCCATCGTCATGGAGTCGATCTCCATTTCGAGGATGGCATTGAAGTTGCGTTTCTTGAATTCTTTCTTGGCCCAGGCATCCGTGTCCACGATGCTGCCTGCGTAGCCCAGGAAGCGGGCGTACAGGTACATCTGGATTGGGGAGGAGATCTGTTTACAGAATGCTAGAAACGCTTCTCGGTCTTTCTCGGTCAGAGTTTCTAGCCATTCCGTCATGATCGGTACGCCTGCTGAGATTGTTCGTAGTCCCTGTTCTCTTTATAGCGACGGAACATCTCTTGTTGCAAGTCTGTGGTCCGTTGTTCTTCTGCCTGTTTACCAACTGTTGCACGCGTTTCGCTGCCAGTGGTGCCAATGGAAAGGCGCTGTTGCTCACCACGGGTCTTCTCCGTTTCGCGTTCCTCTTCTCCAGTTTTACCGAGCGTCAGGCGTTGTTCGGCGCCACCAGCTTGGCCACGGCGGATGTCTTGGCCCGCAAAGAACTCTTCGTTGACACGATCAAGTTCTGCGCCTTTCTCCATGTTGAGGCGCTGCTGAGCAGCACTGGCCTCATCAAGGACTGTCTGTGTCCGCAGGGCCTGGGTCGGAACCGGAGTTGGCGGCGACGGCGGGGGCGGCGGCGGAGCGTAAACAATCGTTGGAGAAGGTGGCGGAGATCCTCCCATGTCAAACAATCCTCGATTTAACTACTATAACAAAAACAGGGTTAGATCAACCCCGGCGCATTCCAGAACGCAGGCCAGCAATGTTGGCCATGGCGTTGTTGTAAGCGGCTTGGTTGACTGCATTCAGCATGGCAGCTTCTGAGCCGGTGGCGGTTGCCATCTGCTGTTGGGCAGAAGCGGCGCGTTCCTGCTGACGTGTTGGGGACTGGATGTCAGCCATCAGGCCCAGCTGGTAATCAGTCAGGCGAGTCGACTTGGCCAGGCGCTCCATTGCTGGGATGTAGCTCTGGAACATCTGTTGAGCCAGCAGGGCATCATAAAGATTTTCTTCCCTACGCAGCCGCGACGTTTCTTGACGGAATTCTTTACCCCTAGGATCTAAAATCTCATCCCAAAAACCCCTGGTTGGTGATGTAGGGTCAGACTTAAACTCACCGGTTTTTGGCTCAGACTTTTCAGCAAAGGGAGGCTCTGTACCGATGGCAAAGCCACCAGAGTATTTACCTAAATCAACAGTCTTGCCTGTCGTGAAATCAATCCCTTTAAAACTGGGGGCAGGATTTTTAAACACGTCCTTAGCAACTGCACCAGGCTTATAAGAAGCATTCAATGCGTCTTTAAAGACGGAGAGGAAATCAGTTGCAGAAGCCATGATCAGAGGTAACGGTATTGAGTGCGGAGGCCAGCGCCGACATCACTCAGAGCTTGAGTGCCCATGGCGCCAGCAATCCGTTGGCCGCCCAGGGTCAGTCCTTGCTGCGTAGCCAGATCAGTAGCGAGACGAGCAGCAGCTGCGCTACGAGCAAGATCACGGGTCTTAGCTTCATCCAGGTAGGAGCGCTCCAGGTTCATAAACTTACCAGCACCTTCCAGACCCACATCTTGGGCGCGGCGCTGAAGTTCGAGAGCACCCATTTCATAGCCTTGTGGATTCAACATCTCAGAGGCTGTGCGCGGGCCACGGGGCATACCACTTGCCGGATCAGTTTCAAGAGGAGTGAACTCACCGGTGGCTGTATTGAACACACCTTGAAGCATGCGGCCAGTGCCGACTGCGCTTGCTGCTGTTGGTAAAGCGCCACTGGCAGCCTTGGCAGTCGCAGGAATAGCTTTACCAGATAACCCACCAATCAAGGGAGCTGCAAGCATACCGCCAGCAATAGGAATGGCGCCGGCTGCAACAGCTTTTGCCATTAAAGGGCTTCCTTTGATGCCAAGAGCGGATGCAACCCCAGGTGCTGCTGCAATACCTCCTTTGGTAAGCGCTCGTAGTGGAGCAACGCCTAATTTACCACCAAAAAAACCAAGTCCGCCACCGGTCAATGCACCCAAGGGGCCACCTTCTTTTGCACCTTCTAAAGCACCATATCCAGCGGTAATGTAGGGCAGGGCTTGCATGGCCATGCGGCCAGCTCCCAGAAGTGCAGGTACCATAATTTAAATCCTCTTAGTTGTTATTTTAATTTGAGTAAGCCTTTATTACTCAAAGAATGAGCTGGCTCCTTGAAGGCCGCCAAGGGCTGCGCCACCCAAACCACCAGTCAATGCACCAACACCAACACCAATTGCAAGTTTCCCTAACTTTGAGCCAACGCCCTCTTTACCTGGTGACCCTGGAATCATCATTGGGCCGTAGCCAGCAGAGGGATGGTGGACGACCGTGAGGTCATCATTCATTCCTCCCTTGGAAGTAGATCCGGCTGTTGGCTTCATTTCACCTTGTAAAAATGCCAACCCTTGATTTTTACTGCGGCCAGATAAACTGGATGCAAAGTCTTTTAAAAAAGGTGTTGCCTTTGCAGCACCTCCTCTCCAATCAATTCCGCTGCTGCTTCCACCGCTTTTAAACGCGCCGGAATAATCTGGAAATTTGTAATCACCTTTTGGCGTATAAATATCGCCAGTTGTCCAGCCTGCCATGTTACTTAACGTAGGGAGTAAGCTCTTGCCAGCTGCGGGCTTGTGGTTGGCCCAGGGCTTGTGCCGCTGTGGCGAGATCGCCGTGCTTGTACTTTAAGTATTCTACAGGATTCTCTTTTTTAACCCGGCGCTCTTGTGCTCTGGCAAATAATTTCTTAGTGGCGGCCCCCACCAGTACTGCAGTGCCAATTCCAGCAGCTAAGCCAAGGGCCTGTCGATTGCTTTGTAAAATATTTGGTTCTAACCCTTTTTTCAATTCAGCCTGTTTTTGCACTGCTTCGGCAATGCTCTCTTGTAACTTCGGGGTTTGCTCAAACATCCTTGCATACTGTTCACCAGCTTTCTGTTGTCCAACTTGAGTCGCAACATTTTTTATGCTTTCCAGGTATTTCTTTGTTTTCTGTTCTAGGTTTTGTTTTAAGTCTTCTTGGGTAGGAGCAACAGAGGGAAACAGTTCTGTTTGGCGGCCTGTAGGTTGTTGTTCCTTGCGACTTTCTACCCATTTTTGTAATTCACTTACGTTGATGCCTTCATTAATCTCAGCTGCAGATTTTTTATAAGCTTGCGTAGCTTGAGCAACGGGTCCTTTGCCAGGTACTGTGACATTTTGTTGTTTAGCGGCCTCTCGGATAATGTCCATCCGTGTGGCCATAGCATTAGCAAGTTCGTTTTGACGATACTTTAATTTTTGTACAGCTTCCGTTTGTTTTGTGTATTCGGGGCTGCGTGGAGTTAAAAAAGAAGTCGCAGCACTGGCAGCTCCGATGCCGGCAGCGGTACCAAGTAACCCGCTAGCCGTAACTGGCATTCCCTTGATTCTAATTTCAGGGTCATTTAAACCTATTGCTGTGCCACGAATCGCCCCACCTAACGCGGTAAACGATTGCTTGGCCGGGTCAATAGAAACCAACTCGCCCGGTTTTGGTTTTGAAAATTCATATTTTCGATAAGATGTATACGTCGATGGCAATACATCCGGACGCTCTTCTTTGAATTGCTGATAAGGAAGTAACTGACTGCGACCACCTAAAGTCGTGTAACGTAAAACAGCTTCTAACGGAGCAGAAACAGGTGTCCTTCCGGTTGGATCTTCTTCTTTTGATACTGGAATAATTGATTTGTATCCAGGTGGTCTAAATCCCTGTGACAGCGGACCGAGCTGCCCTGCACCATACATCAAACCAATTGGTGCTAATCGTTGGGCAACTGCGCCAGCAGCGGGTCCTAAAAACTGCGTGCTTCTTCCAGTTACTGTTGCCGCTGCTCTTGGAACATTTGTATATCTCCAAATAACTTGACGGTCTGCATCAGTAAGACCGCTAGCAACAACAGAAGCAATTCCTTTGGCCGGCTGCGTTACATATTGTCCTACGTTTTTTACAATTGGCCCCAAAGACGAAATAGTGGTGCCGTAACGAGTTGGTATTAAAGATTTCTTTACTTCTTCTGCTACATTAACGCCAAAACGAACGCCTTGTTCAAGAGTGTTGGACAGATAGTTAGGGACAGCAAATCTCATTACAGGTACCGATGAACTTGACCCATCTGAGATGCAACGCGGCCAGCTAATTCAGCTGCAGGGGCTGCACTAATTGTGTGGTGATAAACGTGTGATGGAGATGTGTAATTCCGTGCGTAGGCCAGAGCAATCTGTTTGTCGTAACGCTCACGCTCACTCAAGGCTTCTGTTTGCTGGGCGGCGGACAAATCACCGTAAGAAGCCTGGGGTGCTTGATGCGGTTCAGGCTCAATGATCCGGCTGCTCAGCATTGCGGCTGGACCAGTTGTAATGGCCGAGCTCATCAGTTCAGAAGCAAACGTGGGCATACCGGTTCGGGCCAGTCCAACAGAGACTGGGGCGTTTAGGGCTGATGCAACACCACTTCTAATCAAACTTTCTTGCAGTGGAGGGGCTGTTCTTCCCATAACACGGGGAAGAATCTGCTCAAGTCCAGTGCCAGCTGCAGTACCGATTAAGGCTTGTTTGCCGGCTTCTTTTCCAAATTCACGGGCTGCAGGGCTGCTAAAAAAAGCAGCAAGCCTTGGACCTGCCATCCGAATTGCTTCTGTTGCTGCTTGGATCATGTTGTTGCTATCCCTTCGCTTGGGTACTTGTTGGCAAGTCCTTGTTTTGGATCTTGTTCAACAAAAGCCCTTGCTGTTACTTGTGTAATTTTATCATCGGGATTTACAAGATTTGTTTGCAGGTACTTGGTTAGAAACACGTTGCTCAAATTCTCATCGACGGCACGAGCAAAATTTGGACGACCGTCAAACAAATCTACGTTGCCAAGAACATTCTGTCGTTTCTCGTCGCCAAAAAAATCGATGTGAGGATTCTTGTTGTTATCCGCCAGCCTTGCAACAAACTGATCTTTCCAGCTGACAGCGGGATGATCTTTGTATTCCGGGTTGTAGCTGAGGGTGCCAGCATTAACCGGGCGCCCCTCTTCAACATTCTTCTGCCTTAGGTTGCGGCGAAAATCGAATGGAGCGTCCATTGTTACTTGCTTGCTTTCTTCTTGCGAAGTTTACTTAATGTGCGGGCCAGGTTGGCTTGACGGCGGGTGCGCTCGTCGTACTCCTCGGGATTGGCCTTTACTTTAGCTGTGTATTCCTTGACGGTCATACCAGCTTTCTCAGCTTTTTCTGTTAGGGCGCCAGGGCGTTTGATCGCGCCTTGGATCCACTTCTCATCCTTTGCCATGATTTACTTTTTAAAAAGATGACGAACTTGGCCAACTGCGTCGCGTGCATCAGATGTGTTGTTGACTGCATTGGCCAGGATTGCAGCAGCCTGCAGTTCTTTGGGCTGATCAATCAGTTTCTCGTACTGACGAACTTTGTTTGCTGCGACAGAAGGCAGCCAACGTTTGCCCGCTTCCGTCACGACTTCTTTTAACTCATCCGGAGTAAGTTCGTTATCTGCAACAGATTTAATCGCCAGCTCAATAGCAAACTCAACGTTAGATCCGCTCCAGCCTTTCATGTTGCGTTCAAGGAGTGGATCGATGATGTTGTACGCCCGCTCTAGAATTTGCCCGTACTTAAGTGCCCGCTTTTTGGCAATTGCTTTTGCAGCCCAGTTGGCACCAATGGTTAGGCCAGCGCCAATCAGCAAGGCAATGATAGGTTCAATGGCTCCCACGATTTACCTCTAATTAATTTTCAATCTAACACTGGCAATTAATTAAGACCAGCTTTCGTATTCGTAGCGTTGCTGCGGACCTTGGGCACGGGGAATTGTAACTTCACCACGCAGAACACGTTGCGCCAGCTTCAAGGACTCAACTTTCCGGGCGCGGCTTTCAAGTTCCCGGGCGCGGCTTTCAAGTTCCTGTTGAGCAGCAGCAAGTTGCCCTTTGCTTGTGATCTTGCCAGCCTCAAGCATGGATTGGATTGCACCACTGGACACATTGCTAAATGGAGTGCGCTCCTGTGCTTCAACAAACTTGGGAACTTCAGTCGGGCGGCGCATGGCAGCGGGCGTGTACTCTCCGGTTTCCCGATTGATGGCGCCAGCGGCATAGGCTTTTTCTTGGCCGTAAATACCTAAGCCTGCGCCTCTGCCAGTGCGTTCGGCATACTCGTCAATCCGTTCAATTGGAAGCGGACGTTGCTTCTCCCTACCGGGGATGTCTTGGGACATTTCGATTGGAGCATCAACAAAAATGTCCGGACCACTGACTTGACGGCGGCGCTCAACTGCTTCAGGAACATCAGCAATGCGGGAGACGCCACGGATGCCGGTGCCGCTAGCAGCTTTAGAAACTTCTGCGAGCGGACCAACGTTGACAACTGTTGCCTCACGAAGCGGATCAACATCAATGTCTTTTGGTGCAACTTCCGCCAGTGCCTCATAAACCGACTGACGAACAGGGCGTGTCATCTCGACGCGCATTGGAGAGCGTCCGCGACTGGCACGAGCAGCAATGTCAGCTTCTGCTTCTGCGCGGGCGATGTCTGCTTTGCTCAGCCAGGGGTCAACGGCAGGTGTCTCGGCAAACTGGGAAACAAAGCGCGAAACCTTATCACTTAACGGAGTTTCCCTGGTCCCCTGGAGAACAGTTTTTTCACCCGTCCAGGGATCAGCGACCGGCGCGAAACTCTGCGTACTCGTAATGACTTCGCTTTCGGTAACCGGCTTAACTCGGACTGACTCCGTTGTAGTCGGATCCATTGCCTTGAGTGGCGTGCCAGGTGCAGCACCACGGGCGGCTTGCTGGATTTGGGTTTGTGGAGAGATGACTTCTTGGTGATAGTTCTGCGCTGTGGTTTGAGGCGTAATGTCACCGCTGGCGGCAACCGTGTCCACCACTCCTTCCCTAGGAGTGCCGAATTGGGACAAAAATTCTGAAACGCGACCGCGAACAGCAGGCGAACGGACTGCAGCAACCCCGCCTGCGACTACGCCAGCAGCAAGAGCTAATTTTGCAGCGGTCCGCGCAAAGTTGGTGCTATCTGCCTTATCTTCTTCGTTTTCGAGGGTTTGCGCTTCGTAATGGTCGGATGTCATTGTATTTCCGACGGTGCCAGCGACTTTGGGCACATGGTTGTCCGGAGTTACGGGCGAAGCAAGCACCGAATTGTCATCTTCATGCCGTACAGCGGCTGGTTCTTCATAAATAACACGCTCCACAACAACCCTTGGTGCCCCTTGCAAACCTGTTTTTGGGAGATTGCGAACAAAATTGAACACTTCAGGGGTCAATTGTGCCTTCTCGCCTGCGTTTTGAGGATATTTCCGACCGGTTGCTGATGCCCACAGCGCAAAATCCTGGGGAGAAACGGGCATTTTCCTACAAATACTTAGATATCTCTGATTTTAAGTTCTCTAAACGCTCTTTTCTAGTTCAAAATCCCCTGCAAGGCCATATTTAGGCCAATTTGGGGTAAAAATCCGGGTAGACATCAAGCTCCCTACGGTCGCAGGGGGGTCTGAGAGGAAAAAAAGAAAGGTATGTGGAGACTGAAGACCCTCGCTGCGCTCGAAGAGAAGAGATAACCGATGAAGTGGTTTAATTCGTATCTTTCCCATGTTTAATGTTAACGAAAACTACCTCGAAGCTCTGTACATCTCTGAAGATGAGCAGGCTGCCGAAGAGTGGTGGTCTACGCAATGGGAAGACATCGATCTTCCTGCTGACTGATCTGATCGGGGGAGCTTACCGCTCCCTTCGGTCGCTTTATACGCGTACATCCACACTGTCAACCCTAAATGTACGCTGAGATACGCATTTAACAATGTTTTTATTGTACATGACCCCTGTATCCCCCTTATAATCCCTTCCAACGCAATCGTTCTCACCGATTCGACCAGGAGTTGCGTCGCGGGTTGGAAATTTTTTCGGCAAGACCTGTGGAAATTAGCAGGGGTTATTTCACAGGTAACT